CTGGCTGGGAATCGAACCCAGTTTCCATGTGTGTTGTCCACCCGTCCTTACCAATAGACTAACAGAGGATTGTGGTAGGAGGGGGGAGCATCACCTTAAGCCCCCCTCTTTACTTCACTTGGACACAGAATACTAAGACCAAGGAGAGGTTTTGGTTCCTACGAGCGGGGGTGATCAAGTCCCCGACCTAAGAAAACTTAGGATTTCGAGAAAGAACCGAATATTTCCAGTCCTTTCAAGAGCCCCCGATCTGATTCGAACAGACGACCAGCGGTTTACAAAACCGCTGCTCTACCACTGAGCTACAAGGGCATTCTAACAAATTTGAACGCTCCCCAATCGGAACCCCAAATCTTTTCGTGGGTTTCAGCATGTAGTCCTTTATCAACTACATGGTATTCATCTTTTGTGAGTGTGACTTCATTTTGAACATAGGTTTTTATGCCTTGCCAATCAACCCAACACTCACAAGTAGATGTACCACCCTGGAACATTTCTGGTCCAGTCTGTGTAATAATTATATCGCAACCCTGGCGATATGTCAAGATGTCGTCCGTAATGAGTTCGAGATCTTTACATTCCGCAAAACGTTTAGGATCTTCAATCTCATAATTTTTGAGACGAAATTGCCCCTTCTCAACCTCAACGTCAATTACAAACTGACGATATGGGTTATTTAGAAGATAGTTATATGCCTGTTCACCATAAAACCGTTTCTCACCAATACGACGATGACTTACACGAATGTGAGCATAACGAGTAGGATGAGACTGTGCTTGATGTTTGTTAGCAAAGGTGCCTTCAAGGTATTCAAGAAACTGGTTCATCTGGCAAAACTTCAGGATTAACTAAGGGCAATTCAAACAAAACTGGGTGGCATTCTTCAGCGATAAGATAGTCAGAATAACGGAAGATATCTTCCATAGTATATTCTTGATTTAGTGCTGCTTCAGCCAAAATCCATTTGTCATGTTTTTCATCTTGATCTAAAAGATCAAATGCGAATGGCATATTTTCAATATAATACATCAACACTGGTTCGTTGTCAACAAAGACATGCTTTCGAGTGATGGTGTACTTAATTGTTGTCATTACATTTGATCTCTCAAAATTTCCTGTTACTATTTACACAGGAATGCCCGTGGTCGGATTCGAACCGACCCTGGAAGGATTTTAAGTCCTCTGTCTCTTCCGCTGGACTACACGGGCGTAGGTGCTCCTTGAGGGGATCGAACCCACCTTAGCCGAATTATGAGTTCGGTGCATTCGCCAGATTGCTAAAGGAGCGAATAGGGATACTGGGAGTTGAACCCAGACTAACCCGTTATAAGCAGGCCGCTCTAACCATTAAGCTATACCCCCATATGGGGTTCATATTCGCACTAATAGTTTCGCTTTTAATGCCTGCTTGCGTTTCTTTGCTTGGCGTAATGCCTGAGGTTTCAGACTACGCTTCTGCTCTTTATTGGAGTGGTGTTGCCAGTTTGGAAGCGTAGTCATCGTCTCGTCTCGATTACCTAGTAATTATAGCACATACTATGTAGGGCGCACAGGGGGTGTGACAATTTTTGAAGTGGTCTGGGACTTGATGAATGCTTTGAGCTCAGGCGTCTCATCCCATTCCCAAATTTCCTCATGACCTTTGCTGTCGATGCGCTTAAAATTTTTCTTTGTCATTAGTCATCTCCTCTAACTTATCCATTATACCATCAAATGATCCGATATGGTCAATCTCGTTAATCAACTTAGCGATTTGACTGCATACTACTGGTCGTTCTTGCCTAGCAGCAAAAGCGAGAGCATTACGTAAAGAAGCTTCTGCCTCTTTAAGGCTCTCTTGAACTTGTTTTCCTAAAGCCATTACTTACCCGAACCGTGAACAGAGTTATCCTACTCGTTTTCTGAGGTTCTGTCAATCCCTTTGGCGCCAGTCTTCGGGTTTGTCTCTGCCATCTGTGAAGAAATCAACAATTTCATCTACAGAATTGAAACGAGCAATACCTTTTGCTTCGTGACCAATCCCACCAATATCAAGTTGGTTTAAGAAGTCATCCATATCTCCCTCAACCATGTCAGGATTTTCTGCTTTTCTTCTTGCTTGACGGAGAATTGTTGCTGCTGATCTATTGGATTTTGCTAACTTTTCTGCCCATATCATATCTTCCAAACTCACTCCTTCTTGTGCTATAATCTTGTCACAGATCGCTTCTAAGCGAAGACGATATTGGGTAGATAGCATAAAAACCCCTTCACTACTGGTATATTTAGTTGAGAAGAATTAAAGCACCTTGAATAGCAACATTTGCAGTAGCAGTGATGTTAACATTAGCTCCAGAGATAATATCAATACGTGCTAACCTGATATGTTTCGGATCTATCTTTAATTAGTGGAGGAACTGGTTTTCCACCAGCAATAACTTGTTGAGACGCCCCACCAACCCACTGCTGATAATCCCCAAGTATCTTCCAATTTACATGCCCAGGTGATATCCAATTGACAGAAGCACGAGGATCAAATTGTAGATTAGTAGTCTCGGATGCTCCAAAGGTCATCTTTTGACCTGTCACAACTTCCTTATCATTGGTAGTTGTTTTTTCTACACTTCCAGCATATAATTCAATAGTACCAGCACCATTGTTAGCTTGAATTTTTACTGTCTGTCCTGCTATAATTAATTCTTCAGCAGCGGATATAATAATTTTTTGTGCGTAAATATGCCTCTCACTTCCAGTAGCACTTTCAACAACATCACCATAAGCAATGATATTCAGCGCCTGACCTTCACCATCTGTTCCTGCGCTGTATTCAATATCTGTTCTTTCAAGATGCTGTTGCTGCTGACCATGGGTTCTAATTGCTAATTTTCCACTGCCAGCGCCAATCTCTGGATCATGTATTCCAGTTACGATTTTAATGCTTCCAGTATTATCAAATGTGATAAATCCATCACTAGGTCCATCAATGCGTAGAGCACAAGTCTGACCATCAGGAAACATTCTTTCATAGATCTCTGACCTAGTTAAAGCACCTTTGTACCAAGTATTGTATCTTGGTGCTTTATCTAGCTGTTGAGTTTCGTCTGGTGTGGTTGGTTTTGCTGGACCATTTGCGTATAAGGTATCATATACTCTTTTACTGGCAGCATAAGAAGATGGAAGAAGTTTTGCTCCATATCCACCGCCACCTACAACAATAATCTCAGGGAATTCGTCAAATGTTCTTTGTCTATCTAAAATTCTTGCTCCAATTACGAAACCATTATCGTCAATCAATGCTTCAGCAACTCCAAGTTCCCCATTAATGTAAAGATCTGGAATTTCAGTATATCCAATTCCTGGTCTAATAACAGTAAAGGCATCAATAATACAACGAACATCATTATCAGTTGCTAGATTTTTCTTGTAACCATATCCACTAGATTTTACACGTATTTCTGTGAGGAAACCATCTTGATCTAATAGTGCTGTAGCAGTGGCTCCAATTCCAGATCCACCAACAAACACATATGGTGGTTCTGCCCATGGAGAACCAGGATTGTCAATAGGTATCTCAATAATTCCACCATTACCATCTGTTATAATCTTAGATGGAATTACAGTTGGTGGCTTAAATCCAGAGAAGACAGTATCCAAACTGTCGCCAATTGATATATCGTAATCATCAAGATTTGCTCCTTCTCCATCATCAGGAACAATCAGAACACTTACAGCAGCTCCTGTGCCGTTGATTGTAAATGTTAATGTTTCTGTATCCTCTGGTGTATTATCTTCTTCAATTCCAACTGTCACAAAAGCGGCATTATTGTTTACAACAAAACTTCCTGTAAGTTTGTTGCCAATAATATCTGCTGGTGTTATTCCATTGCCAGATAACGTATAATAACCAATCGTACCATTTTTCACATTCGTTGTGCTGATAGTATAGATGACAAATTCACCTTCCCTTACAGTGCTTCTATCAGAAGTAACTCTGTACGATGGCGTCAGTTCACTATTTGATTGGGAAGGATCTTTAGTACCAGGACCATCATCCAATACATCAACTTGATCTGGCGGAAATACATTTGGTAGTGTCCCAAAAGGATTTACATCCTTTGGAGTATATGGATTTCCTGGTTCTAAAATATTTCTCTCTACAATACGACATCTTCCAATATTTTTAGAGAAATTTGTTTTTACTCCGCCAGATGGAGTTGGAGTATTTAATGAGAGAAATACGAAGAAATCTTCATCTCCCTCTGATTGAACATTGTAGAATGTTTTAACTTTGATTTGCTTTTGTGTTTCATTTGGAGCAAATCCGAGAATTCCCTCGTCGGAATAATAATCTACGCCTGGTGTAGCAGTTCCTTTCTTTAGAGTTTTATAATTTACAGAAGAGGCAACTTCGGTATATCCAGATCTGGATACTGTAAATGTAGCTTCGTCTCCTTCTTCTACATCAATATCATCAATTGTGTAGATAATCTTGAGTGCTTCCGTTGTTGATCCACTGCCAGTTGGTATGGGAACACCACCAGTAAATCCAATCGTCGTGATTGCTAAAGGACCACCAGAATATGCCTCAGCACATGTATATTGTGTATAATCTGCACCAGTTGCTGGGAATAGGTTGTCAATACTTGATAATAAGTTATCCAAGAAGTCTTCGTCGTTTTCTCCTTCCTTCTTACTACCATCAACACAAACACTCTTATATTTGGCGCATGTTTGATCAGGACCTGAGCAAGAAATGCCAAGAAGATTTAGAACGAAACTAATTGCTCCACCAATAATATCCAGAGGTCCAGAAATTGCTTGTAAAACCTCTTGTAGAGGTCCCAAGACAGCATCTAGAAGTTCATTCATCAATGAGTTAATCTTTGAAAGAATGCCATTTACAAGAGTATCAATCTGACAAGCAACAGATCTGTAGATTTGATTAACAAGATCCATTAGAACGTTTGTCAACCACTCAGCCAAACGATCTCCAAGATCTGCCATTCTACAACCGAGATCTTTGAGGAGATTATTGAACCATTGAGTTACTGGTGTTAGGACATTTCCTTCCTCTGATGGATAGATTAACGCCTTAATTAAATCGTTGACTGCTGCCTTTAATTTGTCAATAATAAATCCTTTAACCTTAGCGATGAAATGACGAATTACTGTCAAAAACTTATTGACATATCTTCTTACAATATTGACACTACTATAAACTGCTCCTGTTGATTTATTGACCAGATAAGATCCTAAGTTTCCACCATTGTTTTTGATTTCATTAAACAACTCGCTTAATATGCTAGTTGCTTTTGTTTTCATGTCTTCTTTAGAGCACTTCTCTGCTACTGTCTGACACCAATTTTCTCTGTTTATACCATCTTCTTTTCTTGTACTGACAGGAACTCTTGGTTTTCCATCTTTTCCTGTTGTGCCATCTGGCATTCCACCAGTGCTTTTGTTTGTTTCTTCTGATTGTCCGCCTTGTGGATTTTCTGGAGCTGGTTGTCCATCAGTTGCTGGATTTACAGTTGATGGAATAGCGGTTGTAAATGGTAGATCATCTGGTCTAGCATTTTTAACGATTGTTGTAGCACCAGGAGTTTGACCAATTGATCCAATAATCAATGGTTTTTGTTTTTCTGGATCTAAGTAAAATCCAACAACCCAGCATCCAGGTTTTAACTGTGAATTTGCTCCACCTTCATTTCCTGGCATGAAAGGAACTGTCACGGGCATCATGACATTTGCCCATGGCAGATCTTTAGTATCAAGCAACTCTTTACTCTGGGGATGCTCACCAACAATTCTTACCTTGTAGCGAGTTCCCCCTTTGTTGTTTGGTTCATCAGCGGCAGTTCCTTCTACTTGACCTACCCACCAATTAAACCCATCGTTGCCAATCCTCTGTGTTGGGATGAGTTGAGATAATAATTGATCCATATTACTCAATCATCATATACTCTACATTCTAAAGCACCTGGATTGCTATCACAGAAAAGTTCTAGTGATGTTGGATCACGATCATCATTTGGATGACGCTCTTTGTATGCTTCTAGAGCGGTAAGTTCTTCTTGTGTATGCCTGCGAGCTTGTGGGGATGTCTGTGGATCATCAAGAATTTTCTTATCTTGTTGAATATGTACGTCAATGTTTTCCATTTTAGTTTCCTCCTGTTACATTATTTAGTGCCGTGATAAGAGATGCGATCTTTTGCACCATGAGTATCTCTAGAAAGACGAAGAGTTGTTGTAAATCTACCATTTGATCCAACTAGAGTATCATATGAATGTGTTACTTCCATGATTAGATATACACCACTATATTCTGGATCAAATGGATCATCTTTAGCAAATTTGCTTGGTTGTTTATTTGTGATACGAATATCTATTTTATCACCAGCACAGATTTGAGAATTTCCTGGTATAACAATTGTAACACTTTGATTTGATAATGTCTCATATCTAGCTTTTGATTGAGCAGCATATTCTAAATGTCTATCAGAATATTGAGATGGATTTGTTGCTCCATCCTTTTCGTAGGGAGATGCTGGTTTATCTTCGTTGTACCAAGTTTCATGATCCAACAGCATGGACATGATTTTAGTTGGATAATCTGCTAGTGTTTTATTAGCAGATAATCTTACTGTTGATGGTTCTTCCTGACTACCCAAATGCTTCATATCATCAAAAGCATTCTTCATATTGTAAACGTACTCATCATATTGACCAGTAGAATGGTTAAAAAAGCACATTTTAGTAGAATACTTACCAAATCTCAATCCAGATATTAGATCCACTTCCGAATTAAAAGTAATTTCACTAATTGTAAATCTATCATCTGCTCCATCATCTCGATTTAGTATTTTTTCTACATATGGACCCCATGTTTGAACATTATACTCGGCAGATGGAGTATCAGAACAAAGAGTATCAACAGAATAAAAATTAAATCCTCTCTTATTTTCCCAGAAGAAAAATCCAGCACTTCCACCCACAGTTTGTTCCTGACCTTCGGTTGCCGTAGAACTTTTTTTAGATGAAGTTGGAGTGGAAACGCTCTTTTGTGATGATGGCACAGATTTTGGCATCAACATTGCTGCGATATCAAAAACTCTTTTTCTAGAAGCGATTAACTTTGTTTCAAATAAACATGGTTCTGTATTAAATTGCTTTCCTGTCTTTAAGTATTCTTTCAAGAGTTTTGCGATAATTTCATCTGGTTTTCCATTTAATGGGACCTCAACTCTTACACATTCATTGTTTAATGCCTCTTCGGAAATTAATCCTAGTGTATAAGATTGATCTTGATTTTTTACATATCTATTTCCAATCTTCCATACACGCAATGAATATTCTTCACCAGACTGATTGGTATTGGTTTGTATCTTTATCTTTACTATTTCACCACCTTGTATGGGCATAGAGTTGATAAGACCACCACTATCAACAACCGCCATCGTTCCCATCAGAAAAGCAAAATTTGTGCTTTCAACATAATTAAAAACCTGAACGAGATTTTTAATGTCAAAGGACTTCTTTCCGTCAGCAGATCTTATGCTGATGGATGATATTTTAAAATCTGTCGTAGATTGAAATTCTGCCATGATATTACGATACTCTTAGTGCTAGAGCAGCCAGTCCCATAGAACTGGATCCACCCGATGGTCCTGCCGATGCTACTTGAGCGCCACCGCCACCATTATTATTAATAAT